TTATTACTCTTTGCGAGTTTGAGATTGCGCAGCAAATTAAAACGCTGGGGCAAATGCAAGTGGTAGAGACTAATTTTGTGGCAAGCAATCCTGTATTAGCCAAGCCTGCAAGATGGCGCAAAACTGTCTCCATGAGCTACACAGACGCTTTAGGTCAAAAGCAGCCTATTCTTTTGCGCAAATACGAGTACTTAAAAGCTTATTGGCCTAATGCCACATCAACTGCTGCACCTAAGTATTATGCTGATTACGACTATGAGCATTGGCTTATAGCACCTACACCTCCTACTGCATTGGCAGTTGAGATTCTTTTTTATGAAAGAATTGCGCCACTGTCGTCGTCCAATCAAACCAATTGGATTACACAAAACGCGCCAAATGCAATGCTCTTTGGTACATTGCTGCAAGCAATGCCTTTTTTGAAGAATGACACACGACAAATCTTCCAAGAAAAATATAATCAAGCGCTGTCTGCGTTGAAACTTGAAGATGATCTTCGTCTTGCCGATCGTCAAGCGATTGCTAAAGAAAGTTAATTATGCCTAGCTACGTCAATCCTTTTACTGGCCAAACTATTCAACCTTCTCAGGTTGGGTATGAAAGCTTAACGATTGCCACAGACACAATATTGCAATGGCCTGTTAATGGCAATGATAATTTAGTTGTTGCAAACATTATTGACATAACAGCGTCTGCAGCTAACTTAAAGCTGTATTTGCCTGCTGCCACTCAAGTATCAGTGGGGCAGTCAGTTCTTATCAATAACGTTGGCGCTACGTCATTTACTGTCGTAAAAAGTGATGGCAGTACCATTACCTCAGTTGCTTCAGGTATTTCTAAGTATATCTACCTTACCAATAATTCTACGACTGCAGGTACATGGGTATCTGTTACTTTTGGGGCAGGTACATCTGCTGCAAATGCTGCAACTTTAGCAGGGTATGGCTTAACTGCCATAGATACAACTCTTAACCAAGCTTATAGTGTAGTTACCTATTACTCAAACACGACATTGGCTGCAACAGATAGAGCTGAATTTGCTGTATGGGCCGGTGGCGTAGGTGCGTTTGCTTTACCCTCTGCAGCCAGTGTAGGTAATAACTGGTTTTGCATGATTTCCAACAATGGCTCAGGCATCTTAACTTTGACGCCACAAGGTACTGATACCATTAATGGTAATGCTTCACAGCAATTGCAACTGACTGAGTCTTTGGTTATTGTTAGCAACGGCACCGGGTGGAATACCTTTGGCTATGGTCGATCCAACGCCTTTGCCTATACTCAATTGGCATTGAATGTCACTGGTGGGACTCTAACACTTACTTCAGCACAGGCATCTAATACCATACAAGGCTATTCTGGTATTTTAACCAGCAACCAAATTGTTATTGTGCCTTCAACTGTGCAGCTATATACTGTTACCAATAATACGACTGGCGCGTTTTCATTTACGATAAAAACTGCCGTGGTAGGTGGTGCCACAGTGGTTGTGCCGCAAGGCAACTCATTGGTGCTTATTTGTGATGGCACCAACGTATACAACGCAGCATCAGGCTCAGCTAGTTCTATTACTGCTCTTACATTAGGTAATGGCTCTTTGGCTGTGCCTTCACTTAAGTTTTCAGGTGACGCCAATTCTGGTTTATACCTGCCTTCGTCTGGCACATTAGGTTTTGTTATTGGTGCCTTGGCAGGCTCTTTTACAGCCTCAGGCTTTACAGCCACAAACGGGATTGCTGGAGGCACGTTTTGACCGCCAAGGTTGTATCCTTAACCGTACCTGCTGGTATTCAGCGGGATGGCACTGAGTTTGACGCACCTATGCATGTGGATGGGCGATGGGTACGTTGGCAACGTGGTCGTGCTCGTAAAATAGGTGGCTATCGTGGCATTTTTCTTAATGCTGCTGAAATTAGCCGTGGCATGATTATGCAATCACAGAATGGTATTAACTACGTCTATTCTGGATCTGCAAGTTATTTACAGCAGTGGCAGGTTGATGACGATGATGGCGTAGGCTCTGGGCCTACCAATATAACTCTCAATAATTTTACTGCTAGCACTGAGAATCTATGGCAGTTTGATATTGGCTTTGACGCCAATGGCACAGACACGTTGCAGTTGATTGCCCACCCGGGTAGGAACTTATTGCATATTGATAATGAGATCAATACGCCTGTACTAACTGGTACTTTCCCCGGTGGTGCGTTAAGCGCGGTAGGCACATTTACTCTTACAGGCAATATTACTGCAGGCACAACCATTGTTATTGCTGTAGCAGACTATAGAATTGGTATAGGCCAGACCGTTACTGCTACAACTTATATACCTGCAGGCGTGACAGTTAGTAATGTTATTGTGGCAGGTAGCACAACTACAGTTACAACAACTGGCCCAGCAATGACTGTGCAATCAGGCGTAAGCATTACGTTTGATAATAACATCTCGGTATCTGGTGGCGCAGTTATGCTTTACCCATACATGTTTGTGTATGGCAATAATGGCCTTTTACAAAATTGCGCAGCAGGTGACTTTACAAACTGGGTAAGCGCAGACTCCAATAGTAATAACGTATCAGCCACAAAGATAGTTAAAGGCATGGCATTGCGAGGTGGTACTACATCACCTGCCGGCTTATTCTGGTCTTTGGATTCTTTGATTCGTGTAACTTACGCGCCACAAACAGTAGGCGCTGAGACTTTATATTGGCGCTACGATACAATTTCTGGGCAGTCTTCTATACTATCTTCTCAATCAGTTATTGAGTATGATGGCATTATTTACTGGTGTGGCGTTGACCGCTTCTTGGCTTATAATGGTGTTGTTCAAGAAATTGTGAATGACGTCAATATTAACTACTTTTTTGATAATCTAAACTACGCGCAACGACAAAAAGTATGGGCTGCAAAAATCCCACGTTGGGGTGAGATCTGGTGGTTCTACCCTAAAGGCGATGCCACTGAATGTACCGATGCTGTTATTTTAAACGTGCGTGATAAAGTGTGGTATGACGCTGGGCAAGCTTTAGGTGCTCGTCGCTCAGCCGGTACATTCTCAGAGGTATTTAGAAATCCTATTTGGGCAGGTAACACGGCTGACTCCGCAGGTAAGTATGCGCTATGGCAGCATGAGACTGGTGTCAATGAGGTATATCTAACTAACGTTAACGCCGTAGAATCCTATTTTGAAACTAATAGCCTTGGTTGGGTTAATGGTGGCCCCGGTGTAAAAGCACCAGTAGGTGAGAATAGGTATATTAGATTAGAGCGTATTGAGCCGGACTTTGTGCAGCAAGGTGAAATGAGTGTTGTAGTAACAGGTAAAGGCTACGCGGATGATACAGATCAGCCATCTGACCCTTACACGTTTGACTCAACTACGTTAAAGATTGATATGCGTGAGCAACGCCGTGAGATGCGATTACGTTTTACAAGTAATACTTTCAATGGCACCTACCAACAAGGTTGCTTATTATTAAGCGTAGATCTCGGTGATGAACGTAGTACAGGTAATCCATAATGATTACGTATGATCCACGCAATATGACATGGGATCAGTGGTGCGCATTGATGGCAGAGCTGTTTGCCTCTAATCAGTTAGGCACTGTACCTGAAGATAAGTGGCGTGACTGGGCATCAGGTATGCAAGGTATTGGGTACTTCGTTAACTCAGGTGTACCTGATCCTAGAAATTTTAAGTCATGGCAAGATTGGGCAACAGCGTTAGTTGGCATTATGTCTATCACTCCTGTTCAAATAACATAAGGTTGCGCAATGGCTTCTTCTTCTGACATACAAGCGCAAATTGATTCTTTAAATAGCAAACTGGCTGAGATAGCTAGAGGCGGCAACAGTCTTGGTACTGCTGGGCAACGCACAACTTATCAAAACCAAGTTAGAAATTTGCAAACGCAACTAAATTCGGCTAGACAGGCTGAAGAACGCCAACAGCAAGAACAACAACAAAATGACCAGCGTCAACAAGACGAGCAACGCCAACAAGATGAGCAGCGTCAACGCGAAGAACAACAGCGGCAAGAACAACAGCGGCAAGAACAACAGCAGCAAGAACAAGCTGCGCCATTGTCACAAGCTGCAGCATCAA